GGCGTCAGGCGCCGTCACGCTATAGGCCCAACGTCCCGTTACGGCAATCGCCCCTTGCGGGTCATTGTTGTACGTCCAACTCGTGCCGCTACTGCCCTTCAAGGAAATGGCAAAAAAGGGCAATTCATAGGCCGGCTCAGTGATTACGGCGTTCAGGGCTATAGAACTACCGTCACCGTTGGTAATGCTCGTTAAAACGGCTAAATCGCCCTTCAGCCACAAGCGCCGCCCCTTCTCCACATCGGCAAGGGCGTCATGCAAGCGCGTGCTATCCGTGGTCGCCTCAAAATGGCGATGCGTCTGCTCGTCAATGATGGCGCTAGCATTGGTCAAAGCCAGGTTCATGTTGGCCGTTTGCGTAGCCGTCAATGTCCCGCTGATTTCCAACCGTGTTTGCAATTGCGCTATCGTGGCGTATTGGGTCATGGCTCTACTCTGGCAATCCCATGCTTGTTCTTTGAACCGCACTAGCCACTACATCGTGCCAGTAAATATCAGCGTCGCTATTGAAGATCGCATTGATAAAATCAAAGTCGCTTGTATACTGTGCCCCACCAAAGACAGGCGCATAACGCTGCCATAACTGGCGCTTGACAATGTAGGCAGAGCAGCCGATATAAGATAGCTGCGGCTCTTTCTGCCAGTGGTCGTCATCCGGTAGCACGCGCCCATTGCGATGATCCATGCGTACCATAATCACGTTGGGATGGTGTTCGGATGCAATGGCCTTGACCTCCTGCACCAGCCGCGGGCGGATACACTTGTCGTCATCATCCAAAAGCCAGATGTATTCGCCGCTGACATAGGGCGCAAAGTTGGCAAGGGCCGCTTGTGCTACCTCCACGCCGCGGCCCTCACCATCCACCAGAAAGGATTGCTGCCAGTCCGGGTCGGTCTGCGCTTCCATACTGCGGATATTGCTCCATAGCATCCTGGGTCTGCGATAGCAGCGGGTCAGGACTTGAAGAAAGGCCATTAGACTGGTTTGCGCGGCACTTTGGGGGCGGTTGGGTCTTGCCATTGCCCGCCGCTCCCTGTGGCCTCTGGGCCTGCCTTGCCGCCACTCGCCTGCGGGCCGGAGGCCATCTTCACATAGCCCAGGCTTTCCAATTCCTTGGCTTTGTCAGGCGCCATCTCGTAGGTCTCACCCTCAATCAGGCTCTTACTACCGTCCTCCGTCATCACATTGACGGATTGCAAAGCCGTTACAGTCACGGTTTCCTTGCTGCCTTCACTTTTGTTTTCGGTTTCCAAAATAACCCCCTTGTGTATATGTCCACATCTCACATCAAAGCGCGCCAGTTGCGTGATGCCTAGCCGTACACAGTCCAAAGCAAAGGGCATATCCGGCGCATGGTAGACGCTCGTACTGGCTCGGAATGGAATTGCCTCTAAGACTTGGCGACGTATCAGGGTACAGCCAAAGCCGCACCCTGATACGCGTCCAACACCCGCCTGCTGATACTGGCGTAGTTCTGCCGGATACTTGTCTAAGCTCATCCCTAGCCCCGCGCTACCGATGTACTGCCAGGCATTAAGAACCGGCTCACCGTGGCGTAGCATGTAGGTTCCATAGACCACAGGCGCCGGTGTCTCACATAGCGCCCGTAGCGCATAGTGCGGCAAAATCATGTCATGCTCTACCGTCAACATGGCGTCATACGGCCCACGTAAGCACAGCTCCCGCGCATAGGTGTACTGCGCTAAGACATTGCGTAAATCACGCCCCGGATACGGATTGCAACGTCCTAATTCCCACGTCAACCAATGATGGCTCTGCTGCCCGACGATGCTTGCCACCGTTTCAGGACAAAGGCCATTGTCATAAGTTGGCGTGAAGATGAGAACCTGCAACGTATCCATCATGCTTAACTAGGTGCCTTGTGTGGCGTAGAGAATCGCTTCCGCCTGTAAGACCTTATAGACCGTCCTAAAGTAGTAATGCAGTCTGAGTTGCCCGGTAATGGCGGCGCTATAGGGGTCACGGATAAAGGTAATATCCGGCGCCATCCGCATCCCCATATAGGCAAAGTTGCCAAAGATAGCGACCTTAGCCGAGGCGCCGATAGCCGGCACCGCCTCACTGTTATAGAGCGGAAAGCCAAAGAGTTCACGGCGTGACAGTGCGCCTGGGCCATCCGGCGCTGTCGGTACAAACTGGAAGTTATTGCCTGTCTTGCCGCGGATATTGCCCTCGGTCGATTTACGCATGATCCAGACGGCCCCTGTTTCATAGCCGGTCGGTAGAGCGTAGATTAGCTCAGGAATATCGTCGGCGGTGATGGGCGTAGCGCCGCCCGTCCACGGTGCGCCGAGCGTGCCGGCAGCCAATGCTTCCGTCACCAGAAGCGTGTTATGCGTCTTGGCACTGCCGTCACCTACCCAGGCTGAGAGGAAGGTCATCAGACTGGCATCCTCATCCTCCATCAACTCCCAACTGAGTTCGACACGCTTGGTATATTTGGATAGCGTCATCGGCGCTTGAGCTAGGATGGGCGCGTCACGGTCGGTCGTGCCGGCTTCACCTGTGGCGACAAAGGCGGCATCTCGTGCGCCTTCTGTCGGTACGTTGACGGTCAAGCCCTTGCCGGGAATCTGCCTTACGCCAATCACGGGATAAAGAGCCGACTCTCGAATCTTGGCAATGATTTGCTGTAACATGCCGGTCGGTACGGCGTAGCCACCCTGCGCCGGCGTGCCTTCGCTCATGGGGTTATTGCTACTGGCCTTGAGGCTACGAATACCGCCGTCATCACCGGTACGGATGTAATGCGCCATGGCCTTGACTTCACTATCGCCAAGCGTCGTCTTGGTATTGGTATTGGGTATCTGGATCACGGCTGACTTCACCGGCTGTAGCTCAAGCCAAGCCTGTACCGGCGCAAAGGCTTTGGTAACGCTACTCTCTACCAAGGCCGCTACGTCTATCTGCTCTGCAACCTCAGTTGTTTCAATTTCTGGGCTACGCCCCGTTTCACGATCAGACATTTCATGCTCCTCGTTGCTAGATATATGTTGCGGCGCAACGTCCTCGCTTTTCGTGTCATCCACCGCGGGTGATCGGCCCGCCTCCGGGAGGAGCATGGCAAAGGCAGGGTCAGTTGCGGATAAAGACTTGATGAGTTCAACGCCGAGCGTTCTTGGCTCGGCAGGTGTAGGCGTCAGGCTCATTTCGACAATCGGCCATGTTTTAATCGTCTTGCCGTCACGCCGTGTTAGATGGCCCACGCTGCCTGATGACCAGCCCAGGGCGCCCTTCTCTACGAGCTGCAAGACGTAATCGACATAGGCGGCATGGCGGTTCAGTTCGGCTTCTACCCATAGCCCGTTTTCATCGGCTTCCATGCTCAGCGTTTTGCCGATGACATGCTTGACATCGCCTAAGGTATGGTCGTAAAAAACCAGCTTGGTGGGCGCCAAGTCCAGCATATAATCCGTATCGGGCGTAAACGATTCGCCCTCCAAATCGGCGCCGCCAAAGATAACGCCGTAGCCGGCTACGGTTGCGGCATCGTCCGTTACAGCCTTGACATAGACCGTCATCTGCTTCTTGCGTTCCATCTGTTACCTCCATCTATCCCGCCAACGCCCTATCAACTGCCTGTTGGAAGTCAGCTAGGATCACATCCTCGTTGGCGCGTACTGCATCGGAATCTGTATGCCAGCCTGTGCGCCGATGCCAGGGCGTTTGAAACATATTCGACTGTACAAATGGCCCATAGGCGGTACGGTTGCCCACGCGCCCGACTAATCCATTGGCTGAGGTATCTACCTTGGCTGTCCAGCGTTTGCCGAGTGTCCCGCTACGTACATACTTGCTACCTGCCGGTGGTGGTGGGTAGACCTGCATATAGGATTGCAGGCGTAAGACGCCCCGATGCATGGGCGGCTCAAGCGTGTGGACGGCTGCGGCATTGCCTAGCTTGCGAAAGAGCGGCTCAAGGCCGGTTATCGTGACGGGCATTAGCTCGGCTCCGCGGCAAGGGATTCGCATGGCGGCGTTGTTTCGTTGCCATTCTCGTCAACCACGATGATGTCGCCCTCTATCTCGCCTGTTTCGATGGCATAGATATATTGGGCGTCCCCCTTGCTCATGCCTGACTGAACGTAGGAGCTAATAATTCGCTCTTTGTCCCAGCCCATATCAAGCAACTCTTGAATCATTTCAGCCACCCCGCGGCTTTCAAGATACCGTCAATCGCATTGGCAATCGGCGCAAAGTCCTCATCGCCCCATTGGATTGCGCCATAATCGGTGGCGCGGATTGCTGAAATCTGAGCCACCATAGTCGGATCGCCGCTGCGGGTGGCGATGTATTGCTCATACGATCTGGCCCAAAGTTCATCGTGGCGCAAATAATTTTTGATAAACTTGCGATCCATTTGCTGAGTAACCGACATCTCTGGTCTAGTCGAATCTCGTATCGTGATTTCGTGTCCATTGCGATACCAATCCTGCAAAGTCTTAACCGATTCTGATTCTTTGATAGCGTCCCGCCATGCTTGAATTTCCGGCGTAATCTTGTCGCTTGGCAGTTCCTGAGTGATGCGTAGCGCCTGGTTATCCAAGTAGTGACCTACTTCATGCGCCATCGTGATCGCCGCGTGATTACCTTCTACTGGGCTAATGTTGATTTCCACCGGCACAGATCGCCCACCTGGGCCACCTCGGAATTTATAAACGCCATAAGTCGTGGTTGATTTGCGCTGTGTGACGGGAATCGGTCTTAGCGTACCGTCACCATGAACAGAATCTATCGCCCGCATTGCGGTATCAATTTCCTCTTTTGCCTTGCCCTTGCTCACCGTTAACGCCCCGCTAACAGGTGGCCCGACAGGTTGCGGCTTGATTGGCTCTGGCGCTGCCGGCTTCTGCTCCTGTTTCGGCTTCTTGCCCTCCACCACAGGCCGCACAAAGCATCGACAGCCAGGATGGGCGGGCGGTTTATAGCCGCCGGGGAATGTGCCGCGCAACGGTGCGCGTTTGCCATTCAATCCGTTGGGGTCATTCCCGCAAATCGGGCAAACTTTTTCATCGTTGACGGCTACCCATTCCATTTCAGCTACGACGCCGCTCTCTTCATAACCGGCTGCGCTGCCCTCATGCGCTGCTCTGGTCGTTTCCGTCTGTGCAATCAGCTTGGCTCTACGTTTGCCAAAGGTCGGCTCTAGTTCTCGCTGTAAATCACGGATGGTTGTCGGCTCACGGAACCAGTCATCAACTGCCGTTTGTAGCCGCGCCTGTGTGGTCGTATTGATGCCCTGGATTAGCTCGTAGGTATAGGTACTGGCCCACTTCGCTGCCTTGCTATGCGCCAATGTCCAGTCAAAGCCCATACCGATTTGCTCAAGCGTATCTAGGGCCACGGATACGCCCAGGCTGCTACTCTGCTCTAGTGACTGGCGCAAGACAGCGCGTACACCGTCACTGGTAGCTGTGACCTGGTGTACGGCGGCTCTCACCTGTTCCTCCGTGGCGTTGTCAGGAATAAGCTGCTGTAACTGGTCATCAAAGGCCCGTCCCAACTCACGCCCAAACTTGCGCTCAAGCTCCATGCGGATTTGCTGTTCAGCGTCGTCGCTGCCATCGTCCAGTTGCAAGACCATGGCTTTGTAGGCTTCATGGGTAATGGCTCCATCCGGCATCACTAGCCGGAAAGGGCGCATCCTCGCCACTGGCGACCTCCCCGAATTCCCCGAATTCCCCGAATTTCGGGTTATTCGGGATACCAAGCGCGGCCATCTTCTCCTCACGCTCAAGCAGATGACTATGGAAGGCGTCAACGTCCGGCGCTTTCTTACCTTTGGCCCAACGTTTGAGGCGTCTTACTTCCTCATCCCTTGCTGACGACCGTTCCGCTATCTGTCCCTGCGGCTGCTGTAGGCGTGCAATCTGCGCCTCAGTCTGCTGGCGCTGTAGCTCTTGCTCTGCGGCCAGGTCAGCGTCTAACATC